GTAACATTCCTGTACTGTGAGTGAATAGCCCCAGTTGATGCGTCCTTGATTTCTGCTATGGTATCAGGAGCAGATGAACCTATAGTGGCGGTTAAATTTGTCACAGTATATTCTGCAATTGGAATTGTATCTCCAGTTGTTCTGTTTACCAGAAATGTCGTTTCTGGAGATGTAATTGTATTTGCACCGGCCGCCCCGTCAGCTCCGGCAGTTTTCAAGAGATAAACAACTATATCATCTGTAAGCTCGGGAACAGTTCTATTATTGGAAAATTCTATCAGATACTTTTCATACTTGTCAAATCTCAACATATAAACTGTATCAACCGTTGATAATGGTGATAACTCATCATAAAAATCAGAAACCCTTGTCCAGACTTCATCATTTACTTGAACTTCTACTGAAGGATGTTCTGTTTCATCAATATCATCATCATAATCATAATTTTCAAATGGAAGATAAAGAATGTTATCAATCAAATCTTCTCCTCTATATGTGTATGTTCTTACAATTCCCTGTCTTATCGGAACTGTTTCTGTGAGTGTATATGGAAAGGTTGCAGTTGTAGGAATTGTATAAGTAAAATCGGTGATAGTTGAAAATCTCAAAATATCTCCATTCTCATCTGTAAGATCCGGCGCATCAACTTGTTTCCATCTCTGAATATGGATTTCATCGCCGGGAGAAATACTTGCACTTGTAAGAATTGTAATTGTTAAATCTGTCTGTGCTGACCTATATCCCTGTGGGTTATATCCTCTCAACCTTGATAGCATATGAACTGTTTCATACAAGGCGGCTGTGTCTATATACTGATTTTTTGCAACCTTATTTGTATAATAAGTTGTAAGCGCCCCAAGATATGCAATCAGTTCTATAAGAAGAGTGATATTACTTCCCTCATAATTATAATCAGCAAAGGTAGTTGTGTTTGCAAGTAAATCTGCTATCCTTGCTTTTATAGTGGGAAAATCCATATTTAGATAATCTGGAATTAATGTATTTGCCATAATTATGTCCTCTTCAAAACAAAAATTACTTTGTCAACATTTCGATAATTTGTTCCTTGTATCGAATATGTTACTGTTATATTATACTGTGAATTATCATAATCCGCTTCCACATTGATGTTTATTATTTCAATGCGGGAATCCCAGCTGGATATTTCCTGTAATATTGTATTGCCAATCTCTCTAGCAGTTATCTCATCTATCGGTTCAAATAAATATCTTTCAAGCTGTGCGCCAAATGTTGGCAACATTCTCCTGCTTCCCTTTCTCGTCTGTAGAATATTTCGAAGGGAATTTTTAACAGCATCATATTCAGTAACCCTTTTAACATCCCCATCTGCCTGGCGGGGCATCTCAATATCAAAATCTGAATAGATATCTTTAATTGTATATGTAAACTTTCCTGGCATTGATCTTATTCACAATCAACATTAGGCGATCCTGCAACTATAGTTCCACTATATGTTCCAGAAAAAGAATCACCTATTCTTGCGATTGCCCTCCCATTGGCATTTGTGTTTAGTGCTCCTGAAACTATCGTTCCAATATGACCACAATTGGCTCTTACTTTATCACCTACTCTTGCCACACCTATACCATTTGCATTTACATTTGGCGAACATTCTATAATAACACCATCTTGATAACCGTGTATGCCTGATGAACAATATCCTGTAACTGCATCTCCCAATCTACTTACTTTAGCCATATCAATTCAAATTTATCGGATTTCCTGTAATATCACAGGAACCTGTAACATTTATTGTACAATTCCCACTTACTGTAATCTGAAGATTTCCACCAACTGTTGTCTGCTGGTCTGATTGAAATCCTTCTGTCACATTTCCAGAAACGGTTTCATTCTTATTACCATTTATATTTATGGTTTCATTTTCCGCAATAGTCTTGCTTCTATTTTTTACACCGTTGATTTCTATATTTCCCTCATTATCTATGATGATATATGTACCGGCAGAATGATATACTCTAATTCTTTTTGCATTTGGTGTCGAATCAACCTCTATAACATGACCACCGTGAACATGGAAAACAACATTATGTGGGTATATTCCCAATCCCTTATCAAAGTCAGGCCCCGTTTTATCGGGATATGTTCCCGATGGATCAACAAATCCATGAAGAGTGTCAGTTGGTGGTGATGACGATCCGCCAGGTAATGTAGCAAAATATATTGGTCGAAGAATATTTCCATTTTCGAAAAATACAAGAACATGAGAACCCTGAAGTGGAACGCCCCACACTCCATAATTCGAAATAGAGCCTTCAATTAATCCATATGCCGGTTCCGCCCAGAGTAGTTCATCTGTAGGAATACCTTCCAAGGCGGTTTTTGTTTTTTGTGGAGTATGAATACCAAATATTCTCACTCTTACTCTTCCTGCTTCCAGAGGATCAACATTATCCTCAACAACCCCGCGATAAATCCCTAATAATTTATCTCTGGGTAGAGTCATATCTGTAAATTCATTTTTTATCATCATCTTACATTACCCAATTTTTGTGTTTTTACTTCAAGATTTATTTTTGTAGCACTATATAAGTCTTTTATTATAGAATCTGTATATGCCGTTTTCAATAAAACAAGAAGTTGTTTATAGAAAGGCATTGTCCTTCCGCTAAATTGATGAGTGACAGATTTTACAAGATACTTTCCTTCAAATGATTTATTAGTAATATATTCTTTTGCAGTACTTGGCCATATGATATCCACAATCATTCCGGCGTATCTTCTCTCATGCCCTACTACTGTCATTAAAACTTCATGTTCCTTGATGTATCTCTTGAATGAATCACTATATGCCATATTTTCCAAAAAAGCAATATCACTATCGCCTTCAAGATCAAATCTTGCCGATGTATCACTAATATTCCAAAAAAAACTTTTCTTTCCAAATAATGTAAATTTTTTAATCATATTTTCGTATGTATAAGGTTGATCAACGAAGCTTTTAGTGACAAAATCATATCCAAGTTTGTGGCCTCCTTTTATACCTGTCATTGATTGATAGTCAATTCCACTTATTGTAAATCCAAGTATTTTATTTAAACTCTGATCTGCCCCAGTAGAGAAATAATATCTTTGCGGGGTTCCATCAAAACCCTTTTCCAATTCGGTCTGTTTCAATAATTTTTCCAATGTTACAAAATTTAATCCCCTCGAATTATTATAAAATAGATAGCCTGGCGCCAGAGATTCCAAACTACTTGCTCTTCTTGAAAGCCATTTTATAGCTTCCATAGGCGTCCAGTATGGCATATAAAAATTAGGTATGATTTCTTTTGTCTCCTCAAAATTTACATATGGCCGAGTACAAAGTAACATAAAATCTGAAATATGTTTTATAATATCAGAAATTTTCTTATTAGTGAAAGACAAGCTATATCTTCTTTGCGTAAGAGTTGTAAACAGTGGTTCAACAAAATACATTTCCACTTGATTCAAATCATACCCCTCAAATTGCCCAATTGGAGAAATTTGATTTATAGAATAAACCATGAATATTTGTGTTCTATCATCATCCAACCCATATGATAAATAAATTGGTTCGTGGCCCACAATAGGTAAAAGTTCAAGACCACCAACTTTATCAAGAAAAACTAACTTACCAACCATGCTTGCAGAAAAAATATCTTCAATAAAAGTAAACTCTATAATATCTCGCGCATCAATAAACGCAAAGCCCCTTTTAGTTCCAATAGCAACAGTAAAATCCCCTCTACCAACGGGTTTTTGAGATGTATCTATCATAGTTCTCCAATATCTCTAATTTCACGCAAAAGAATTGGTATTACACTTGGAACAAGAACTTGTATATCATTTTCTTTGTCCAGTTCTTCAAATGGATTTATAACTTTATTTGCCAAGGGTGTAACCCACCATAAACCAACTGAATTATAAAAACCATTGGAAATTAATTCCCACCAATCTTCTTCTTGAACCTCATAAACAGAATAGTACATAACATCTCTAAAGAGAGATTCATTTATTTCATATGATCGAAAAATATTTAGGAACAATGTTCCATCTTCTTCCTTCATAATATTGAAAAGTTTGATATAAGAAACATTTAATAATGTATGACCGGTTAAATCTTCAAATGATTCTGTGACTTTTATTGATGCCATGAATTAAAACACCTCCGCTTAGGATGCTCTGCTTAATCCCTCCATTTGAGGTCCGATCTGAACTTTTGATGTTTTCGTTCCAACTGTTACCAAACCTTTATCATGGAAAGTGCTATCCCATAATGGAGGTATTTCTACAAATGAAAGATGTAATTCACAATATGAAGGATATCCTCCTATATATGGACCCTTCCAAGTTGGTTCAACAAGTGTTAATGCTGCATAATCTATTTTTAAAAAATCTATGGGATATGTCTCTAATGTAAAATAAAATGGAAAATCTATATCTGCTAAATCATTTACCCCTTCTGATTTTAGTTTGGATGGAGATGATAAATATTGCAGAATCCTTACAGGATAAATGATTTCATTATATAAAGGTGTACCAACATCCGCAAGATGAAAAACAAAATCGTATTTTCTTCTTTC